GTGCCGGGATACATGATGTCCCCGTCAGCAAGGCCAGCCAAGTCAACTTGGTTATACAGGACGTTAGCGGTTGATTTGAACGCACCAAGCAACGTACGGAAGTTGTCCCAACCGCAGAAGATTACGAGGTCAGTCTTGGTCAAGATGGCCTGCGGAATTTGGTTGTAGATGCCGTCGAAGATGGCGATGGCATTGCCTGTGGTGATACCAACGGAGGCTGATACCGCTCCTGTGTTACCGCTGATGGTTGAACCCGATGCAGCGTTCAACAACTGGTTGACACCTGAAAAGTAGGTGTTGCCCTTCCAGATTGCGTTCTCCAACGCTTCTGCGATACGGAGAGCCTTCTGCTCGGAGAAAGCCTGCTCGAAAGGAACACTGTCGTAGGTAGAGCCAGCAGTCAACTGGGTCTGCATCCAGTATTGCTCCAAGGAACGAGGACACAAGGTTTCTTGCACTTTCATACGGCCAACGGTGATATTCCGCTGGGTGAAGGCAGTCGTGCCTGAAGTTGTGTAACCGCAAGCATCACCGCTCTGCAATTGTGCATCGGTGTCCATGAGGTTGAGGGCAGCAGCGAACTTGATGCCCACCTGCTTGGTGAACAGGGCTGCTGAACGGGCCGAGAACACGGCCTTGGTGATGAGAGGGAGCCTCTCTTGGTCGGTGTAGGAGGTTAATCCTGTGAACGAATATGCCATTGTTAATGGGGGTTTAGGGGTTTAGTTTTTTTTGAGTGATTGAAGTGCTTGTGCGAGTGCGTTAAAGTTCTGCGAGGCTTGGGCCTTGCGTTGCTCAACGATTGCTGAACCGCTTGCTTTTGGGGCTTCGGCTGGGAGTTCGCTGACTTTTTCAACGATGTCGGCCATGGTTTCAACCTGCGATGCGAATGCAGACATTTTCTCCTTCATCTTGCCCATCTCGGCATAGGCTGCCTTGAGTTCTTCCATGATGGCTCCGAGGTGCTTGGCGACGATGGCCTCAACGACTTCGGGGGTCATGGCAGGATAGGCTTCTTTGATTTCCTCGGTAACCTCAACGGCTACTTCGGGAGTGATTTCAGCAGCAACAGGCAACGGCTCGATGACCGGGGTCGCTACTTCGGCAGCGATGACCTCAACGATTTTGCCTCCTTCGGTCTTGATCGTGCCAACGCCTTCGACAACATGCTCGCCATCGGGGGCAGGGAGTGTGCCGTCTTCGGCTACAACGTAAACGGCAGTTCCAGCAACGAGGTCCCCGTCAACACGGACAACCGTGCCGTCAACGAGTTTGTAGTCAGCGAAGGACTGCTTTTGTGTGCTGAATTTGCGGAGTTCAGTCCGCAGGGATTCGATTGCGTTTTTCAGGTTCATAGTTAGTGGGATTTGTAGGTGGGGGTTAATTGTTGCAAAAAAGCGGTAAGTTCATCGGCAAGGCCAGCGAGTGCGACCTCCAGTTCGGATTCGGTCTTGTCCATCCCGAAGAGGCCCTCAACGGAGAAACCCCGAAAGAGGTTGCGGTTGTCCCAAACCTCGTCGTTCTCTACCTTGAAGGAACCGAACCAAGAGCCGTCGGGTGTGTCCTCGTAGCCCTTGGGTGGCATGATACCGCGCTCGGCATCGGTGATGTAGGACTCGAACATGAACACGCCATCCAGTTCAGCGTTGTGGTAAGCGTTCACGTTGTGTTGGTTGCCTTGCTTGAAATACTTTTGGACTATCTTGCGGATGGTGGCTTTGTCGAATACGACGTAGTACTCCCCGTAGGTTTCGTCCTTCCTGAAGATGGGCGTGTCTGCAAGCATGAGAGGGCCGGTCAGGACCCTGCGTTCGCCTGTTTCGGTGAACTTTTGTGGTGTCTTTGCGAAGGCTTGGAATGGCCGTTCGATGGCGGGCATATCGGTCAGGGCCACGAATTGGACCCCTTCATCGACCTCGTCTACGGTCATCCTGTAAATGGGTAGTTCCATGCAGGTAAATGTCCTATGCCCCCAAAGTTGCAAATTCCTCCAACCTCCGAACCCTGCGAGTGCTTTGGGTGATGTCCCGTTCCACCACATAGGCTCGCATCGGTGATGATCCTTGGCCTTGGCCTGCCGAGAGTTCGCCCGTCCCGAGGTTGGTCGTTTGTGGGTTCGCAAAGATGGGCGGTGGTGCTGCGCTTGCTCCTGCACCCGTTACGTCTGCACCGGGTGAGCCTGCACCTGCTCCGCCTTGGAATTGTTGGGCCTTAATCTTGGCGACATTGGCAAGACCAGCAGCAAGGGCAAGACCCGCTTCCACGAACCTTTGTCCGGGGAATACTGATTCACTCGGCTTCAAAGCGAGTGCCGAACTGACGGCAAGGTAGGTGTTCACGACGGCTTGGGCTATGGATGCAGCCTTGGCGACATTGAAGGCCCGCTTTTGTGCTGCCTCGCTCTTTCCAGCTGATGCGATGATGATGTCGTTGATGACCGAAAAGGACTGACCGACGTATTTCTCACGCAATCCAGCAAGGTCTTCCTCACGCTGGGCTTGACCCATTTTGGACTTTGCGTCAGCCGTGTCCACCTGCATCCGCCTTTGTGCTTCGGCTTGCATCGCTTTAATTTGCAGTTGCTCCTGTTGGCTCAACCTATCCAACTCCATCTCGTAGAGTTGCAGGTTCAGGTCCTCCACGAACTTGATAATGGCGTTGTTTTCTTCCCTTAGTCGCTCCAAACGCTTTTGGGTGGCCTCTGCTTCCTTGCGTTGGCGTTCTTTGACCTGTGCCTCCCTCTTTTGGTCTGCTGCGATTTGGGCGTTCGTGTGGGCTTCGTATGCATCCCGGTAATTGGACAGGGCTGCTTCTTCACGCAACAACGCCTGCTCCCTTGCCTTGGCTGCGATGGCTGGGTCGGGTAGGTTCAGGAACCTGCGGACCGCTGCGGTGAGTTCGTCCCACTTGGCGACCAAAAGCCCTACGGCTGCGATGGCTGCACCGATACCCGTAGCAAGGAGGGCGATTCTAAACGCCTTCATAGCCCCCGTACTTGCCCCGACTGCGGTTGCGTAGAGGGCCTGTGCTGCTGCCTGCCCTTGGGTGATTAGGATGGAGTCCTTGTTGAGCAGATTGGCGACCTGTTGCACTCCGTTAGCGAGAGCCATGGCCCCTTGGACCTTCAACAACGCTTTCTGCAAGTCCTCATTCTCGGAGCCGAACAACGCTGCTGCACCTTGGGCGATTTGAAAGCCAGCGGTGATTCCTTGGATTCCAGCGACGAAGGTGTCGATGTTGCGCGTGTCCGATGCGAGGTTCTTAATCCGCTGCCCCGTGTCCCCGATTTGGTCTTTGAGTTTCCCCGCCTCCTGCTCCATCTCCTTAAACGCCTTCGTGCCTTCTTGTCCCGCCAAGGACATATCGATAAGCGTCTTTTGGAGTTCACGCAGACGCTGCTTAGCACTCGTCGTGCCTTGTGCCGTTGAGTCCTTAATTCCTACTTCGAGGACGATTTCTTTAGTAACTGCCATAGTTTTTTATTTGTCTGCCCATGCTGGTAATCCCGACACAACTTCCAAGACCTGACCTTCGGTTCCTATTCCCAAGTTTTTCCAAGCGGTGCCATCCCAATACTTGATGTCGCCTGCTGCATCGCCCGGAGTAAACCCTGCACCTGCTGGACCGACCGCACCCGTTGCTCCAGTCGCACCCGTTTCACCGGGAGGGCCTGCAACCGCTGGGAGTTCCTTGACCAATGGAATCGGAGGGACTTCGTTTGGGTAATCCGAGTCCGTTGCAGGTACAGGGCCGTCGTAGGGTAGGTAACCGATTTGCTTTGGAACGAACTCGGTTAGGTTGAGAATCCTGCGAAGTGTAACCCGGCACGGCTTCTGCTGACCTATCTCGTAGTCCCGAATCTCAAGCAGCCTCCAACGGACCCCTCCGTAGTAGATGGGAGTGCGGAAGTCAAGTTGGCTGATGTCCACCGCATTGAGCATGATGGACAACTCCAACTGCATCGCTTCACGGCTGACCGTTTCTTGGATGAAGTTCCACCAATAGATGTTGAACAGGTTGTTGTTCGTGTATAGGTAGGGGTCGCTATTTGCGGCGACATTCACCGCATAATACAACTGTTTGGGGATTCCAAAGGCGAGGTCAAAGTTTGCGTCGTAGGGGTTGTCAAGGTGGCTGACAAAAGGCAGATTTAACAACGACTCTGCGAGTGCTACCGAACCGCTGACTCCGTATTGGTAGGCCCACGTCGTCGGTGCTTCGATGAGGTTGTACTGGGCTATGCGATAACCGCTCTGCAAGGTCTTGATAGTTCCCGACAAAGCGGAGCCATCCAAGTCCCAAACCCTACCGACTACCTTGTCAGTCGTGAAGTTCGCAGGGATTAGAGTGCTGCAAGCGAGTTCGACGATGTTCTCGCCCTTGCCGTAGAAGTTGTCGGTCGTGAAGATTCGCCCTCCGTAGCCTTCCTTCGCCAATGGGTAGTTCGACTTGTCCAACTTGGACAGATAATCGCCGGCATCCTTGTACTTGAACACGATGGTCTTGTACTGGTTCGGGTCCCCGTTCGTGATGTTTTGCTCTGCATTCTCATCCGATTTCTGCGACCAGTCAACCACACCGCTGGAGTAGAAGTCCACCCAAGGTTCCACGATGAGGTTCTTCGGGTCGGCAGGGTCCGGCATGAAGTAGAGATTGAACATCTTTTGCAGGTCTTGCAAGAGGTCGCTCTGTTTCACGTCAGCAGGCAAAGCCGTAGCCATGTCAATCGTTCCAATACTCGTTGGATTCTCCAAGCATTCCCAAAGGACCGTTGAACCGCTCAAGAGATTGCATGCCGTGCTTCCAACGCCTGTCATCAAGACCCTTATCTGGCTGCTTGTGTTCAACTGGATATTGCTCCAAGTGATTACATTCGTGCCACTTGCTTGAGCCGTGAAGCCCCTTGATGGACTGACGACTCCACTCGTTGCCGTGTTGTATAAATAGAGAAAATTGTAGGTTTGATTGTTGAATTGCGTTATTTGTCCAAAGTTCAGTTTAACCGTTACGTTCCATCGGGTTGGTAGTGCAGGGAGTTGTAGAGTGCTTGTCCCTGTGTTCCAGTAGCCGGGACGGTCATAGTAAGGGCTTGAGTCATCGGCAAAGTTCAGGTAACCGCTAAAAGTCCCTGAAAAGTTTTGACCGCTCGTACTTGCAGCAAAAATGTTTGACCCGGAGAGGTTGACCGATAATTGTCCGGCAGCGTAAGGCATGACCAACTTACCGAACCGCTCCGAGTTGAAGAACTCCGATGTGTACCGATACCCCGCCTGTGCGAATATCAAGTCCACCATCTTCTTCACATAAATGCTCGGTGTCATCTTGTAAAAAGGCACGGCAAACCATCCCTGCGTTGTAGCATCCGTATAACCGTAGTTGTCAACCAAGCCGTAAACGTAACCGCTCGCACCACTTGCGGTCCAAGTCGCAGAAACATGGGCCGAGGTCAGCGTGTGGTTCATTCCGCTTACCCCAACCGTTGTTGCAAGGAGGTTGCCCTCAATGGCCTTGAACAGACTCACATCGTCCGAGAATAGGCCAACCTCATAGGTAACCTCGCCTTGAATCTTGGACATGGAAATCAGTTGCAGCACTCCGCTGAACACTTGGACCCCGTCCTCCCACATCGCAGCACGAATCTTCTTGTTCGGTTGGAATCCACCCACGAAGGACTGGATGTTGTAAGCGTACCCGAAGCAGGCCCTGTTGGTAGGCGTGTTTGGCAACGTGATGGTCTTGGAAAACGACCCCCTTCGCTTGGTGATGTCGGCAATATCCTCCACGCTGAACGTGAGGGCGATGTCGATTTCGCCCATGGTGTCAAGGACGTAGGGAACCTCTGCGTTTGATTCGTTGAGAGGATAGGCGATGAGGGTTACGCTCATAGGATGTTGTTCTTGTAGGCGACTGCAACCTCGACCTGCAACTGCGTCAGGCGGTCGTTCCTGCGTGTCGTGAATTGGTAGGTATTGGCGTTGACGATAGCCTCGACTAACTGCCCATCCAATTCAAGCCATACCTGCCCGGATCGGATCATCTCAATCAGCCAAGCGGATTCTGCATCCGTCAGCCAATCCGAGTTGAGTGCGTAAACGTAATCAAACTCCCCTGCCCAAACTTTGTCGTAGGTTGTGGTCGCATAAACGTCCGAGTTGTACCCGAACGTCTGCCGGGTAATGTTGGCCCGCTTGCGGTTCTTGAGCGTAAAGGTGTAGGAGTCAATGCCTCCGTATTTGTTTTGAAAATGGACAGGGATGGAGTTGAACCGCTGGCATTGCCCGATGACGTAGCGTTGACGAATCGTGATGTTTGACCCCCTTGAGAAGTAAACGTCGTAGAAGTCCCCGGCATTGCCTTGGAATAGGTAATCTCCGGGGTTCCCGTCCAAGCATTGCCCCGACGTGAGGGCTTTGAGGTTCATTGGCCCGACCCCAAAGCGAATGACATTAGAACCCGATACACTTGACGCTAACACGTCGAACTGCCTTGCAAAGGTCGCTCCTGTTGCACTCCAGTATTGGATGTAAGCCTTCTCGACTGCGTAGTTAAACTGCCCGATGGAAAGCCATCCGTAGCCGTCGGCATAGACCGTGCGAGTCGTCGGGGTTGTTAGCATTCGATTCGTGTCGTTGACGATAGCACCGCTTGGGAAGTAAATCCCTCCACTCCAAGTCGCAAGTTCCAACTGCTCCAAGTTTCCTGCGAAGGAAACATTGCCCGAAACGGTTGTAACGGTTCCCGTGTAAACGACTGGGGTGTTCCCGTATTCCTCCATGAAGTCGAGGCGATATCCCGAATAGTACCCGGCATGGTCCACGAAGCCCGTTTGGGTCAGCGATGGCTTGGTGGGTGCAATTAGGGTTTCAACGACCTTGGCCACATCAAAGAACCCAAAATTGGTGGCGGGCAGTTTGTCGCACTTCAACCGGGCAAGGGTGGTCCCTGCTGGGTTCTTCACATCGCAGACGTACCTGTAATTGGGTTGTGCAGTCAGCGAACCGCTGACCTTGAAAAGCATCTTGTTGTAAACGGGTGTTGCCACTTGGGGCGACCCGGAAAGGACGGTTGTTGCCATTTTATCTTGTTGTTGCTACGCTTATGGATTTACCAAGGACCTCTGCGATATTCTCGGTCAGGACCTCTATCATTTCGGGGCTTACTGCATTGCTCATAAAGTTGGTGGCCCGTGTTCCTCGTTGGAATACCCAATAGGCTACCGACCTGCCATCCACCAACCCTTGCTCCTGCTTCGTCCGCATCCGCTTGAGTTCACGGGAATAGGTTGGCACAACGGGTTTTTCCTTGTTGGCTATCCAATCGGCCATTGCTTGGGCAGGTGGGTACTTGTCCCTGTATTGGAATGGCGACCTTGGGGCCTTTACGCTTGACGTTTTGCCTCGCACCCCTTGGTCCACGTACTTCCAGTAGGGGTTGGCCATGATAGCCACGACGATTTGCTTTGCGGATAGTTCGATGTCTTCGGGGGCGATGGATGCGGATAGCGTTCCCCCTGCATTTGCGTTGGCTGCTTCGAGGTTCTTCTTCGCAAGTTCAATGACCCGTTCAATCCACTTGACCAGCACGTCATAGGTGGGCGACTTGCCTCCACCCTTGGGTCCTACGATTGAACCAATACCCTCCAAAGCGGTTTGGTCGATGCCTTTCATCGAACCGCTACCGAATTTACCTACGGGTTGGCCATTCGCAAGTATGGTTGTTTCCATACGGGTAAATGTCCCCCGTGCTGGAATGTGTCTATCTGCGCCTCGCTCGTTCCGCTTCCATCCGTTCGGCTTCCAAGATGTCGTGGATTAACAGGGCATAGTTCAGGAACTCCACCGCCTTCATCGCAAAGATGGCATCGAATTTCAGCACGTCCTTGTTTGCCATCCGCCACACGACCATAAGCCAACCGTAGCCGGCAAGAGGGCTTACGTCAGCCCCTCGGCCGTCTTCATCAGGTGCTTGGAATAATCGCTCAAAACTTTCAAGTAGGATTCTGAACTTAGCAAAAAAAAACTGACAACGCCCCAAACGTCCCCGACCTTGGCGTGTTTCTTTATCAACTCGGCTCGCTCGGCATGGGCAGCCCCGTCGTACTTCTTCGGGAATAATCCGAATAGACCGCCCTCCCTGCACAAGGTCGCCATGATTCGATGAAGGTTCTGCAGGAGTTGCTTTTCGTCGGTCGTGTTTGCGTCCATTAACTCTATCAACTGCCCAGCGGTCAACTCATCCGTGAACACTGTTGGAATCCACCACTTGCCCCCGGCTTTGAACTTTCGCTTGTACCCAAGGGCAGGCAATGCGTTCCACTCGCTGATAATGGCCTTGTAACGCTTTAGGACGCTCTTGGCGGGCATTTCTCGAACGATTGATATATCGACCCCCTCAACGATTGCAACGACTCCTGCTCGCTTGTCGTAGTCCCCGAGAACGCTGGAGAACTCAATGGCTCCGATGCGCTGGAACTGGTCGATGGTGAGGTCTTGGAGTTTCATAATTTTAGGAAGGTTTTGTAGGACGATGCCGACGATGCCGATGCAAGGTACTGGCTGAACTCCTTATCAGCCTTGCGTTCTTTCTCCGAATAGTACCAAGGAATGTGCCTCGCTGACTCAAGCAACGAAACCCCACCGATGAAGTACTCCTGCCGATTGTAAACGGCAAAGGTCGTGTCGATAGGCACGTCAACTCTCGCTGCCATGATGACCCGTGAGTTACGCTGACGAGTCGCCTCGTAGTTGTTCACATGGGTGTAGTACGACGACCTTGGAGGCACGTCATCCCATCGGAGCGACAGGCCTACCTTGCCTGCTTGGGGGAATTGTTGCAACCACTCCAAGCACATGGGAATCGTCCGCTTGCTGGTCTTGTAAAGGTCAAGGTCCGGGTCTGTAACCGCATAGAACGGCTCTCCCAGTTGTTGCACCAAGCCCGAAGTCCATGGGGCTTGATGGCCCAAGTTTTCGCCAAGCATTACGACCTTGCAGGGGTTGGTGGCGTACCACTCCAGCAAAGGCTCGTAGGTTGAACCGTTGTCCACGATGTAAATGTCCCCAATCCCCTCCCACTTGCTCAAGTCCCTGACCATCGCCTTGGGCCACGTCAGCAGGTTGCGGTTGTTGATGATGACGGGGATGCCCATGTTAGAACTTGTAAACGGCAATAAGGTCGTCGTATCGGCCCGATTCGCTAAGGTCTATGGCCTCAAAGATTGAATTGCTCGGTGCTACGGCTGACAGGTTCACGAACCAATCC